GTCCCATTTGTTGCATGTGACCAGGTTTGTATTTCTTAATTGGGGGACCCCTATACTCGGGTTCGCGACGCATCACCGTTGGTCGGGGTGTTAACGGGAGTTTATGTTTAGTCTCAACTTTCACAACACGAGGGTTGTACCATATGTATACCAGTGCCAGTACTGTCATGATTAATACACTTGAAAGTGTATATATTTTTGTCTTGTTCTTCATTTACTATATTTAAGGAAAATCTTTTACATAAAGACATGAAGGTATTATCTATAGATATTGGGTATCATAATATGGGTTTAGTGTTAGCCGAGTCTTTAAGTGGACCTAAAATTACGGTAGAATACATCAATAAAGTTAGTTTAGGAGACTATAAGTATATAAAGTCAAATGATTTCGTAGACTTAATTCCTTTATTTGTAAACGATCATATAGAACTTTTCAATCAAGCTGATAAAATACTCATTGAGAGACAGCCACCAGGTGGGTTTCAGAATATAGAAATTTTATTGCATTACATGTTCAAAGATAAGGTTACACTTGTTTCACCTGTGAGCATGCATGTTCATTTTGGTATGAGACATCTTAATTACGAAGAACGTAAAGAGAGGACTGTATGTATATCAGAAAAGTATATTAATCGAGATATGATGAATCAGTACGAACGTAAACATGATATAGCCGATGCGTTATGTATGATTGTATATGACAATTTTAAGACCTGTGTTCACTCATTTGATAAATTTAAATTTGTTGGTTTACAATAAATGCCGACAACCAAGCAACTTCAGGATGCTCGCAAAAAGTTGAAAAAGATGCCTAAACCCAAGGGTAACGCCCCCAAGATACCGTCAAGTGCGCTTCTTCGTCTTATCGCGAACGACCCCAAGATTAAGCGTAACCGTGAATTCGTTAAGCGTGTACACGAACTTATCAAGAATGGTAAATAAATCACTTTATAATTTTACCGTTTGCGACTTTCCACATGTCTCCTATGAGATTATCAAAATGCCCAAGTCTGTACTGCGCTATACCCCAAAGTATGAAAAACACAGTTTTTGTAAGATGATTGATTTCGTTTTCTTCCATCTTATAGATTGGTCCAACTACCCGACCCATGAAGGTTTTCTCCTTTTCCTGTCCTGTGATCATCATCTCAGCCTGAGTAAGTGCACACGTGTCGTCGTTGACTGACCAGTGATAAAAAATGAAAGGTATGAGAATCGAATAGAATTCCAGATTTCTACGATCATTCATAAACGGGACAATCAAGATCCATAAAAGAAAAACAAGATGAATGATAAAAATTATATTCATTTATTATAAGATGAGCGTAGAAATTAAAATGGAAGATTCATGGAATGAATATCACGAAGATGTACTTCGCCAGTGGGGAGAGGCGTGTGCGTGTTACAGATATATGCACCATCGATCATTTCTAATGTATAAAAAATTGAGTCTGCGTTTTAATTTACCGGTCATCGTTTTATCGACCATCACGGGTACGGCGAATTTTGCACAGAGTACATTACCTCTAAGTATACAACCCGCAGCACCATCCATCATTGGCGGTTTAAATCTCATCGCAGGTCTCATCGCGACGATCATGCAGTTCCTTAAGGTGAATGAACTGATGGAAAATCACAGAACATCTGCATTGGGTCATGGAAGTCTTTCGAGAAATATTCGACTTCAATTAGCTCTCCCCCGTAACGAACGTAAAAAGGAAGGTTTGAAATTTGTTGAAGAGTGCAAAGCTGAATACGATCGTTTACTCGAACAATGCCCCGCTGTTCCTAAAAAGATTCTATTAAATTTCCATAAGGAATACCCATTGGATAGTGTGTTCACGAAACCTGAAATATTAAACGTGCGTCCAATACCAAAATTAAAGTTACCAAAGACGATTGAACCCATTCATGCCCTCACCAAGGATACCCCATTTGAACGGGTAGGGGAATTCTTAATTTCTAAGCAGGAAGAGGAAGAGGAAGAGGAAGAGGAAGAGGAAGAGGAAGAAGAGACAGACGTCGAGCAAGGTAAACCAGTAGAATAAACATCGCGAGATTGGTAAGGACTGCTGATGCTATGAATGGAAACATTTTCCTTTTTAAAGGTTCCATGACACGTTTATGTAGTGCGTCGTTTTGCAACACCAAATCTATCGCCTGATTAGTAAGATCATCGATGGACTCTTTCATTACGATAATTGAGCAAAAAAAAAACCCCATTGTTACAACAATACATGAAAAACAAATTAATCTCATTCGTATGTTCATGAGTGAAGGTAAGAATGTGTTCATATGTGGAGCCATCGGAGTTGGAAAATCGTTTATTCTCCAACGGGTATTGGAGGGACGAGTTATGTTGAACTAGAAGCGTCACATCTAAAGCGTGACTCGTATTTTATACCGTTTATTAAACCAACTCGAAAACATGTATTCATAGAGGAATATGACAGTGTATTCAAATCACTGGTTGAAGGGGTTTCGGATGGAAATAATCTCACCCGAGGTTCTCTTCTGATCACAACCACAAACATGTGTATGTTTCCAAATTTTGAAACTGTGATCGTTCCAAAACATAAACCCGAGATTTTGATGACTTTGGTAGAGAAGGGTGGGATCGAGATCTACAACGCCGCCGTGAGATCAGCTGGAAATATCAGGAACTTTTTTACGTATATCGATGGATATGATGAGATGGATGTTTTTCAAACACCGAAAGATTTCATAGCTGGTGTATTGACCGACCCAGCTCCGATTGGGATAATGGATGGTATACATGAACATGGTCACATTTGGGATATATTTCAAGAGAATTACATCGATTCTAAAGGTGTGGACATAGTTAAGTGTTGTGATTCCTTCTCATTCGCAGATGTTTTAGACAATCATATTTACAAAACCACCAACTGGCACATGATGCCATATTTTGTGTTACATGCGTTGACTATACCAAAGTCGTATTTAGGTGAACCTCTCGACCGAAATAAAATCAGACCTGGGAGTTGTTGGACAAAATTGGGAAATTATAGGATGCGGAAACAAAAGTATGAGGGTATTCGTAAAAAGTCTAGGATGGGTCTCGGTGTCGAAGAATTGTGTCTATTAAAGAATTATGCAGAAAAAGGAGACCTAAGTAAACTTATCGAGTATGGAATCACACCACAAGATTTCGACGTGATTAATCATCTCGCCGTCGGAAACAACTTAAAATCAAAAGACGTCACAAGAGTAAAGAAGGCACTCAAAAATGCCTACGATTGAGGATGAAAAAGAATTGGAGGTCAGTGAGTGTGTGAAGATTGTGGGTAACGAGATTCTATTCTATGGGGACATCGATGTCGAGAATGCTCTTGAGTTTGTAGAGAAATTTAAAAAACTTGAGATTGAAATGCTAAAGCGAAAAGCAGAACTCGTGGGTTACGAACCACAAATCCGAGTGCATATCATGAGTGGTGGTGGAGATATATTTTCCGGTCTAAACATGATGAATGTACTCGAGCGTGCTCGAGTGAAGGTTGTGACTATCGCTCAGGGTTCATGTTGTAGCGCCGCTACATTCGTGTTCTTGGGTGGTTCAGAGCGTCGCATGGGTAATAATGCATACCTTCTGATTCACCAGATTTCCACGGAATTTTGGGGGAATTTTCAGGACCTCCGTAACGAGATGAAGACTTCTGAGAAGTTTATGAAGATGCTCAAGAAGATGTACCTCTCAAAAACTTCCATCCCTGAGAAGAAGTTCAAGCGTCTGATGAAGAAGGATATATATCTGAGTTCTTCTAAATGTCTCAAATATGAGATCGCTCATTTCGTTGACTGATTGTGGTTGAACGTTTATAGAGAGCGAGTATACATATAACGATAAAAACAACACAAAACGTGTTTATAGTGAGGGGGAATGTTGTGCATTCCAGTGGCTTAAGTCGTTCCATTCTACTATAATTTACAACTGGAAGTGAAGACATCTATTTAAAGTTGAGAATTTAATTATTCGTACTATGGAACGCCTTATAAAGAAAGATAAAAATGGAACAGAGCGATTTACGGATATTCGAGTTGAGAATCTACAAGATGGAACGGCAGACATCATCAAAAATACTGGTGTTGTGGGAACAGACAAAGTTTCCACCTCACGAACAAATGTAATGACAGGATATGAAAAGGCTCTCGCTCGCGCTCAAACAATGTGGAACAATGAAAGAACTAGGTGTACTCAAATTCTCCCCATGTTGGCAAATAAATGGGAAGATCGTCACAAGTATATCACTGAACCATTCTATGTCCAACCCAAAATTGATGGAGTTCGCTTACTTGTGTCTAATAAAAAATGCCTTTCTCGAACTGGGAAGCCTGTGATAGGTGTAGAACACCTAGCCAGAGGTCTCAAGGATGGAGAATACCTTGATGGTGAATGTTATGCCCCCAACAAAACATTTGAAGAAATTACGAGTCTATTCAAAACAAACCCAAAAGATCTTGAGTTTCATGTGTTTGATTACTTTGATCTGAACCGACCGAATCTAACTTTCGAAGAACGAAAAGAGAGAATTTCAATCGACACGTTTCTCGTGAATTCGAAGGATGGTGTTCAGAGATATCATGATATGTTTGTGCAACAAGGTCATGAGGGTGTTATGATTCGAGATGCTTCGAGTGTGTATGAAATTGGAAAAAGAAGCAACTATCTCCTCAAGCACAAGGATTTCCAGACCGAAGAGTATGAGATTGTCGATGCCAAGGAGGGTACTGGTCGGGAGAAGGGTACCGTGATATGGGTTTGTAAAGTGGGAGAACAGCACTTTTCTGCGAGACCCGAAGGCACCCTCGAAGTACGTAGGAAATTCCTTGAAGAGAAGGATAAGTACATTGGGAAACAGTTGACGGTTCGTTTTCAGAATCTCACCGCTCTAGGTGTCCCCCGTTTTCCCGTTGGTGTAGTAGTTAGAGATTATGAATAATAATACGATAAAGTAATGAATAGAATCGCGATCGATATCGATGAAGTCCTTGTCCCATTTCTCAGTCCCATGGCGAGGTATCACAAACAGAAATCTGGTATACAGAAAACCGACAAACCAAAGTATAGTTACGTCTATCGGGACATTTTTAATGTCACAGAAGAAGAATCTCAAAAAATGGTTAAAGAATTTTATAAGTCTGGACACTTCCAAGTTCTTAAACCGATCAGGGGGTCGCAAAAAGCTATGCAGATAATCCGTCGCAATGCAGAAAAGATGTACATTGTCACGGGTCGTCAAGATATTGTGAGGGAAGATACAGAGTTGTGGATTGACTATTTCTTCCCAGGTATTTTCGATGATGTTATTCTCACGAATAGTTACACACCCAATGAAGTTAAGAAAGTTGATATTTGTCGAGCCCTAAACATCGGTATCATCATAGATGATAATAAATCCATATGTGATGAGTGTATAGAATCTGGTATGACTGCTGTAAATTTCATAGGTACCCATATTGAGGATATGTACCCATGGTGTGAAGAGAGTGAAATAAGTTTAAAAGGGTGGTACCTATAAAATAGGTCTCAATATACCATCCTTCGGTTTAATAAAAATAACCTCATCACATTCACCACCCTTCATCACCATCTCCACCTCCCCACACATAGTTCCGGGTAGCTTGTAACGATCACACGCAACCCGGGTTCTATCTGTTATATTCATATTTTGACTGTATCCGATAAACGTTCGGTCAATGACACCGTCTTTATCTAAAGCTTCAACTGTAGCTTTCCATGAATATGGACCAAAAAGCATCTCAGATTTTACACTGGTGGGGGGTGGTGGGGTATCTAAAGTAGATGACGCCATACGATGCCCAAATCTCCTCTTTAGAGATACGACTGGTGTAATCAATAAATTGGTGATGGTGGTCATTACCATTAATAAGGGTTGCGCTTTTAAGTTATTTTTTACTCTTCATCCTTTTCAGGATACCTCCGTCTAAGAGGGTTGGAAATGGTAAAGGTAGTGGTAGATGGCAGGTTTTACCGCGTATAGATGGTAAAAATGTATATTTAGGACTATACAAAACAGAAGAAGAGGCTCAAGAAGTACTTACCAAGTTTAGAGAAAAAGAGACGATTTTAGAATGAGGAAAACTCATTCTAAAAACGCTTCTACGTGGAATTGAACCACGGTACTCGAGTTAACAGCTCGAAGTCTTAACCACTAGACGATAGAAGCTTAGTCTGTAAAAATTACAAACTAAAACTGCGCTATTGATATACGGCGCTGGGGTCCTCTCTGCGTGAATCGAACACGCGACAAATCCGGTTTTATCATCAATTACGATGAAAGATAATTGCAATTACAACGGATCATTCTACCACTGAATTAAGAGAGGCGTGATATACGAGCTCCCACCAAGAATCGAACTTGGGCTGAAGGTATCAGAAACCTTAGTCATGACCACTAGACCATGGGAGCCCCTTCTTATATCAATAGTACCCATCTATTCTTTAAGCCCTTTTAGACTGAAGATTCATCGACACTTTTAGACCGATCGTTGATGAATTTCATTCCCATGAGAGTTAGGGAAAACAATCCGGCACTCAGTCGCCAC